GCAAAACTGCCGCGCACTTGCAATTTCGTCAAGAGATCCTGGACGGACAGCGGGCTGCGGGTGGCAGGACTGTGATCGCAGACAGCAACTTGTTCCTGTACAAGAACAAGGCCAATCCCGGCTATTGGTTGCGGTACAGCTATGATGGCATCTTTGCCAACACCGGAGAATATTGTGATCAAGCGCCCGACCCTGCGAGATGGCGAACAGTGCAGAGTTTTTGCAATGTAACATTACAGCCCTGGCGGCAGTCGGGCAATCATGTGTTGCTGTGCCTACAGCGTGATGGTGGATGGAGCATGGCAGGATGGGATGTGGTGGACTGGGCGTTGAAAAACATAATCGAAATACGCAAGTATAGTGATCGACCCATACGCATACGCCCACATCCCGGCGACAAGAAGGCTAGGAAATACTGTGAGAGAATAATGAAACTGTGTCACAGTCGCGGATTAAAACATATGGGAATCAGTGCGGAAGGGCACAGTCTTATGGATGATTTTACCGACTGTTGGGTAGTTGTGAATCATAATTCAAGTCCAGGTGTGGCAGCGGTGATGGAAGGTATTCCTGTGATATTAACTGATCCAGAGCGTAGTCAAGCACGTGACATGGCCACCCAGGGGATCAACCGGATAGAAACTCCGCTCATGGCAGACCGTGAACCTTGGGCACAAAGAATAAGCCAATTCCACTGGAGTCACGAAGAATTACAGTTGGGGGTATGTTGGGCACACATGAAGAAATGGGCAATCAAATGATGCAGGTAATCACCAGTTTCAATCAACTTTACTATGATCTCATTGGTCAGGACTCGGTCAGCAGTTTCTTGGAGCATTGGCCTCAGGATCTCTCTCTTGCTTGTTATGTGGAAGGATTCCGCATGCCTGCACATGACCGTGTGCAGCAGATAGATTTTTCACAGTTAGAGTCGGACTATTTCCAATATCAACTGGATACTTCATTGAATCAAAGCATGAAAAAGTTTGCCAAGAAAGCATACAGTTTCATGCATGCCATGAACCACAGTTCGGCTGAATGGATCTTGTGGTTGGATGCAGATGTCATCACCACACAATCGCTGCCTATTGAGTTGCTGCAAAGAGTGTTGCGACCAGATCATCTGGCCATGTACATGGGTGTGACATATCACACAGACAAAGGGGGTCGTCCAGGAACTTGGTTGGTACCCGAAACTGGAATATTTGCTGTGAATACCCGGCATGAAGATTTTGTCACGTTCAGAGCAGAATATTGTCGCAGATATCGCGACCGAGATCATGCAGATCTACGTAGATTTTATGATAATGATGTGTTTGGTGCTGCCTTGTTGACAGTGCCCGATGCTGCTGTATTGGATCTATGTGCGGGATTTAAAAAAAGCTACAAGACTCCGCTACGACATACGGTGCTGGGTGATCATCTCATACACTACAAGGCCAAGCATTCAAAGGCAGAATATGTACAAGGCGATGTTGATGGAATCTGTGTGGCCGATAACGACTAGGCGGTGCGCCAATATCGTTCGTTTCTGGGGCGGATGAGATCATTGTGATTGCTGCGCCCGGTGTTCTTTCTATTGCCCTTGAGATGATCTAGATATGCACCCCAGGCTGTGTTGATTAGTGGATGCCCTTCTCCCCGGATCAAGCCGGCGCTCCAGTTCAGCACCTTCCATTCAGGATGCAGAGCCTGCACTTCTTTTCTAGTCTCATCAAACACCCAGCAATCGTTCCATTCTGTCATGGTCATAAGGCGGCCGGAATCATATGCCTGTTGAAACTCTCCGAGCCATAGTCTAGTGACGGGATCATTTAGGTTCATGCCATATAATCCGCACTCGCTGAACTTCTTTTCTCTACCCAGGTATGCAAGCCCTACATCTCCGGATATCTGGAGCACTAAAAATGCTTCGTTAAGTCTGGTATGACATACCATATCAGCATCCATCCAGAATAAAATATCAGCTGAACAATTGGCAGCAGCATGAAACACACTATATGCTTTGTGACTGAATCGTATGGCATCCCAACGGAATCCTATTCCAGGTGCTTTGCCTTTTGCATCTGCAGGACCTGTGGCCACTTCACCTCGGGCCCTGGGATCCGCACCCCACTGTTGTTTGAAGGCCACTATCTCTGGACTGACTTCATGCAAGTTTCTCACATGTAGATTCGGAGCTGTTTGTGTGATTTCGCAGTCTTCTGTGTACACATAAAGATCTACTTCACCGGGCCAATTCTGTAAGAATGTATCAATCATTCGGCTGGCATACTTGCTGTATCCTGATTGGTTGAATGTTGTGACCACTGCGTATTTTGTCATAGGCTTCCAAGTTTGAATAACTATTTACTACAATATGATCAACATTAGTATTTTTAATAGATTTGGCGCACTGAATTCTGTACCTGTGTTTGAAGCGTTCCGAGAAGGCTGTAAACGGCATGGCATGCGTGTGACCGAGCACAACTCCGCAGCAGATGTGGCTGTGATCTGGAGTCAATTATGGGCCGGGCGTATGGCACCCAATCGTGCTGTATGGCAAGAATTTAAAGAAACTGAACGCCCGGTGATAGTGCTGGAAGTAGGGCAACTCATGCGTGGTGTGACCTGGAAACTGGGCATGAATGGCGTGAACGCACGTGCCTGGTGGGGAGACGGAACGGAAGTGGGACGAGTCAATAAACTCGCGGTGAGACTACAACCTTGGCACCAGGGCGATCATGTCTTGATAGCCATGCAACGAAGTGACAGTGAGCAATGGGCAGGGTTGCCTGCACCAGAATCATGGTTACAACAAACTGTGGATCGCATACGAGCACACACTGATCGCAAGATCATAGTGCGTCCGCATCCCAGGCAACGATTAAAACCCATGCGTGGTGTGCAGATACAACAACCACAGGCTCTGCGTGGAACCTATGATGAGTTTGATTTCCGCAGCAATCTAGGTCGTGCCTGGGCCGTGGTTAATGAAAACTCCGGACCGGGCAGTCAAGCCATCATTGATGGTGTGCCGGCGTTTGTGGGTGCATACAGCATGGCAACACCAGTGGCCAACACAGACTTTGCTCAAATAGAAAAACCACTCATGCCCGATAGAGCAGAGTGGTTGGAACAACTGTGTCACACAGAGTGGACACTGGGAGAAATACGATCGGGATTACCTGTGAGCAGACTGCTGGGTAGGTTGAAGTCTCTTTAGATCAGCATCCACCATGTCCTGGATCATGGTGGCAAAGTCAGTTCGTGGTTGCCATCCTAGTATGGTTCGGGCAGAAGTGCTGTCGCCATGCAAACTGTAAAGTTCTGCAGGTCGTTTGAATCGTGGATCTGATTTGATCATGGCTTGCCAATCCGCTATACCTGCATGTTGAAATGCCACATCACACAGTTCACCAATGCTGTGCTGCTCACCGGTTGCGATCACATGGTCTCGAGCAGTGGGTTGTTGTAGCATCAACCACATGGCCTCCACAAAGTCCCCAGCAAATCCCCAATCTCTTTTGGCGTCTAAATTGCCCAAGGTAATGGAGTCAGCCAACCCTAGCTTGATACGGGCAACACCGTCTGTTACTTTGCGTGTGACAAACTCACGGCCACGCAATGGGCTTTCGTGATTGAACAAGATTCCCGAACAGGCGTATAGGCTGTAGCTTTCACGAAAGTTTATGGTCATCCAATGACTGTATAACTTGCTCACGCCGTACGGGCTGCGTGGTCTGAATGGGGTGTTCTCTCCTTGGGCGCCTGCTTCCGTGGCATTGCCAAACATCTCCGATGTGCTGGCTTGATAAAAGCGTGTGTTAGGACTATGAGTGCGTATGGCGTTGAGCAAGTTCAGCACACCAATGGAGTTTACTTCGGTGGTGAGCTTGTTGAGATCCCAACTGGCGCCCACAAAGCTCTGTGCTGCAAGATTGTATACTTCTGCAGGTTTGAGAGTTTGCATGAGATGATTCATGTTGTTTTCGTCGGTGATATCACCGGTGATCAACTCGATATCGTTCTCAATGCCCAACCACTTGATGTTGTCCAAGTTAGGATTTGAATATCGTTTCACAAGGCCATACACATGGTAGCCTTTTTGGAGCAGTAGTCGAGCTAGATAAGGACCGTCTTGGCCGGTCATGCCTGTTACAAATGCGGTGCGTTTCATAACAGTATGTATCACATTTTGGAGTCATACTGTAATATCTTCCATGCCTGCTGTGCGTAATCGAACCACATGGCCCATCTGCCATTGTTTGGTATCCAGACCCTTCATGATACCCAACCAACGATTGCGTAGCAGGGCCACTTCGTTGATGATGGTTTCAAAGTCCACCACTTCATCTTCACCTTCAGCGTACTTTTCAGCATCTCTTGATGTGAGAGCGCGGGCATAGCCTTCCAGATACTTTTGAAAGTGTTTTCTGCGTATCTTGCGTAGCTGGATGTTGAGATAGTTTAACACAGCTTCAATCTCTTGCAGTTGATTGAAGCGTTGTTCCGTGATACCGGGCAGAGCAGTGATATTTTTTTCCAGCACACCCGAAATCTTGCAATCTCGTTTGGCTGCATCAAGCTCTGCTTCGTAATGGTCTATGAAATCAGGAATGGCCGCCAAGTTGGCCACTACCTTGCTGTACCACATTAGTTTTCCCAGTCGTCGGCGTGATGATCTTCTTCTTCCTCGACCTCTTCATCATCCTCGTCTTCGTAGGATCGATCGTTGTCGAGATATGCTGTGAGGGCACGTTTGATATCAGCGTCACCTTTGAATGTGTCCTTGATATCATCCACATCACAGTCGTTGTCGATCAAGATGGCCACCACTGTTTCGGCTGCTTCATCACGATCCACCGTGTTCACATAACGCTTGAGTTCTGACCACATCTCGCTGGCCACTGCTACTGCTTCATTCATTCTGCTGCCTCCTCAACGATACTTACTTCAGTTTTCTGATTGCCAAAGTCTGCCATGGCACGATCCAAACAGCCTTCTTCATTGGCTTCCCACTTCTTGCGGAACTTCTTGATGATCTCACCATCGCTGGTCACAAACACTAGGCTGTTGCCTTCCTTCTTTAGCAGATTGCGTTTTTCCATGAGATCTACCATGCCCGAATAAGGACTCATTCCTGTTTCATAAGGAATCTTGACCTGCACACCTTCAAACGGTTTTGAGTAGCGTGTTTTCATCACTTTACAAGCAGCACGGATACCCATCACATCCGAGATCTTGTTGCCGTCCTCGTCCTCTTTGAGTTTGAGTTTTTTCATGGCCACAACGATCGAACTGGCATAGATAAAACCCTGTCCACCGGAGATCTTGTCATCGGGATCAAACATGTCTTGACTCGCGTATGTGTGATTGGTACAAACTAGACCCACATTGTAGCTACCAAACATGTTCACACAGTTACGCACAAGACTGGTCAGTGCCTTGGGCTTACGACCCAGGTCACCCTTCATCTCACCTGCATCAAACTGATTCACGTCAGTGGGGGTAAGCAACATGCCCAGGCTGTCAATCACAAACATTACCTTGGGACGTTCGCCGTCGGGCAAGGCCTTGTAGTCGCTCATGAATGTTGAGATTGTTTTGGCCACATCGTCAATCATGGCCATGCTTAATT